TCCTATAAACGGCAATTATCAAATTTGGGTTAGAGCCAACATCCCTAACGGTATCATAGCTTACCAGGCCACAGTAAGTGTTACCAATACCAATGTGCCGGTGCTGGGCACTCAACGAGCATGGAACTACACCGGTGGCGGCAGTCCAATTTTGATAACAAGTATACCAGGGCAGATTGTGGGCACAGATAGCACAATATCAACTGCTGTTGTAGCAACCTCTACAGCCAATAGATTTGATTTTGTAATTAATAATACCAGTGGATCAAGTCAACCAGTCTCTTGGGGCTATGTCACAATCAGCTAAGAACGTAAATACTACATGACTGCTATTATCTTTACACTACTTGCCACACATTTAACAATTGTATCCGTAACACTTTATCTGCACAGAAGCCAAGCCCACAGAGGTGTTGAGTTTCATCCTGTATTATCTCATTTGATGCGCTTTTGGCTCTGGCTCACAACAGGCATGGTAACACAACAATGGGTAGCAGTACATAGAAAACATCATAGATACACAGAAAAAACAGGAGATCCTCATAGTCCGCATGTGTACGGTTTCTGGCGTGTGCTGTTTACGGGTGCTGGCCTGTACCAGGCTGCCAGCCAGGACACCGAAATGGTCACGCAATATGGTGCTGGTACACCCAGTGATTGGATGGAACAGAACGTCTACACCCGGCACAGTCGTGTGGGTATCTTGCTCATGTTACTAATTGACTTGTTATTGTTTGGTTGGCTGGGTTTTGTAATATGGGGCATCCAAATGATATGGATCCCATTCTGGGCCGCAGGTGTGGTCAATGGTGTTGGTCACTGGTGGGGATACCGCAATGGCGATACCAGTGATCATTCCCGAAACATTGTGCCGATTGGCATATGGATCGGTGGTGAAGAACTACACAACAATCACCACCTGGATCCGGCAAGTTCTAAATTTAGCCGCAAATGGTTTGAATTTGACATAGGGTGGATGTATCTCAAAACATTTGAATTCCTCGGACTGGCAAAAATCAAATCCAAATAACATTGTTTTTTCTGTTGTGTTAGTGTATACTAGTACAAATGCTGACTTCTATTCAAGACACGGTTAACCAACTTCTTCCTGCCCGGCGCAAAACCAGCGCATCTGGCTGGACCAGTTTCAATGCTGTGTGCTGTACGCATTACGGAGAATCCAGAGACACTCGCAATCGTGGTGGTGTAACAAACAACGGCGAAGGCGGCATCAGTTATCATTGTTTCAACTGCGGATTTAAAACTGGCTACACACCTGGGCATGTGTTGGGGTTCAAGTTTAGAAACTTGTTAAAGTGGCTGGGTGCAGACGAAAACACTGTGAGGCGCTTGGTAATTGATGCAGTCAGAGTGCGTGAACTAGTTACTCCCAATTCTGTAAAACCAGCAGAGCCAGCAGAAAAAATAACGTTTAAAGCAAGGCCATTACCAAAGCAGGCACAGTTAATAACCGACCAAGATCTTGACATCAATAAGTATATCAATGATAGACACATTGGTGGTTATGACTTTTACTCCACTGCAGAAACAACTTATAATTTAAACAAGCGAGTGATTGTGCCTTTCACTTGGGAAGGCAGCATTGTTGGTTATACTGCAAGAGCTGTGTATCCTGATGTGAAACCCAAGTATCACAACAGTTATGAGCCTGGGTATGTGTTCAATGTGGATCGCCAACGTCCCGATGCTCGGTTTGTGATTGTGGCAGAAGGCCCATTTGATGCCATGGCCATCGATGGTGTTGCTGTATTAAGCAACAACTGTAGTCAACGTCAAGCTGACATAATTGATACCTTGGCCAGAGAAGTTGTTGTTGTGCCAGATGCAGATCGTGCAGGCGCACAACTGATAGACCAAGCTGTAGAATATGGTTGGACTGTGAGTTTTCCCGTATGGTTGGAAACTTGCAAAGACATAAATGAAGCTGTGGTCAAGTATGGAAAATTATTTGTGCTCAAGAGTATTCTTGATGCACGTGAAACAAGCGGTCTTAAAATTACGCTGAGAAAAAGAAAGCTATATAGTTAATGTCAAAAGAATATTCACCGGACCTGCAAAAACTGTTTTTGGAAATCATGTTAACTGACGCACAGAGTTTCGTGCGTGTGCAGAACATTTACAATCCTGAAAACTTTGATCGCAGTCTTAGAGAATGTGCCAAGTTCTTGGCCAAACATTCCGACCAATACAAAACATTGCCCACTGTGGATCAAATTAAAGCAGTGACAGGCACAGAACTGAGAATAGTTCCAGATCTTGGTAGTGGGCACTTGGATTGGTTCATGACCGAGTTTGAAAGTTTTACTCGCAGACAGGAACTGGAACGTGCAATCTTGACAGCGGCAGACTTGCTGGAGAAAGGTGAGTTTGATCCTGTGGAGAAGCTGATCAAGGATGCAGTGCAGATCAGCCTGACCAAGGACATGGGCACAGATTACTTTGCTGATCCTGAAGCTCGTATCAACAAATACTTCAACAGTGGCGGACAAGTGTCAACAGGTTGGCCACAAATGGACAGACTGTTGTACGGTGGATTCAGTCGTGGTGAACTCAACATCTTTGCAGGTGGATCCGGTAGTGGTAAATCGTTAGTTATGATGAACATTGCACTCAACTGGTTGCAACAGGGACTCAGTGGCGTGTATGTTACACTGGAACTTAGTGAGGAACTGACCAGTCTGCGTACCGATGCCATGTTGACCACAATGAGTACCAAGGACATTCGCAAGGACATAGATACCACTGCACTCAAAGTCAAAATGGTAGGTAAACGTGCAGGTGCATATCAAGTTAAAGGATTGCCAGCACAGAGCAACATCAATGACATTAGAGCATACTTAAAAGAGTATCAGATTCAAACCAACAAGGCAGTGGACTTTGTGATGATTGACTACTTGGACTTGCTGATGCCAGTGAGTGCCAAAGTTAGCCCCAGTGACTTGTTTGTGAAAGACAAGTATGTGTCAGAAGAGTTGCGTAACTTGTCCAAAGAGCTGGGTGTACTTATGGTCACAGCATCGCAGTTGAATCGTAGTGCTGTGGAAGAAGTGGAGTTTGATCACAGTCACATTTCGGGTGGTATCTCCAAGATCAATACAGCAGATAATGTGTTTGGTATCTTTACAAGTCGTTCCATGAAAGAAAAAGGCAAGTATCAAATACAATGTATGAAAAGTCGTAGTTCCACAGGTGTTGGACAAAAGATTGATCTAGACTACAACATGGAAAATATGCGTATCACAGATCCAGGCGAATCACAGTCATCGGAGTCTGGATACCGCAGTACTGCTAGCAGTATGCTAGATAAAATTAAAACTACCACTACAGTAAACAAGTCAGCAGATGAATTTGAAGGCAATAGCAAACCCAAATGGGAACGTGCAACAGGTACTCCAGCCTGGGAACAAGCCCCTACAGGCACAGCAGAAGTACAAAGTGTCAAACTCAAGCAGATGCTGAGTTCTTTCAAGACTTCGCAACTCTGAATATTATAACTGTGTATAAATAATACATTACGGAGGCATCTTTTGCAAAAACGCACTAAAAGTCTGTTGGCTGAATTGGATAGCATACCCACCCACAGGGATAGAGAAAACTTTGTGGAGAGTCGTGCTGCCAACGTTATTCAAAGCGCAATCAACTTGATGAGTTTCATCAAGGAAAACTACGACGATGAAACTGCAGGCGAACTCGAGCGCAGGCTACTTAACAGCATCCGTAGCGGAGATTCCTCAAAGTTTGTTAGAGGTATAAGAAAGCTCAAAGATGAAAACTAATGAAATTATCGTAGAAGGTCCTTTGGACTTTGCACGGAAAATAGGTGCAGGCGTTCAAGGTCTAAAGACCGGTGGTGTAAAAGGCGCAATAGCAGGGTACCAAGGTGAAAAAGCCGCACAGGCCTCGGGCAAAGTACAAAAAGAAATTGTTGACAGGATGTTTGCTGATTGGAATGCCGATCTAAGAAACTATCCACAGATGACAGCAGTTGAGTTAAATCAATTGATGGCAAACTGGGCCAAAAACAGATTCCGTGATAAACCAAATTTAGTTTTACCCCCGCCCAGCGTGGCACGTGATAACCCACGTAGCATGTACGACTACTTGGCAGCCAGCACACAAAAATATTTCCAAACAGTTAGTACACAGGCTGCTCCGGTTGCACAACCAGGCACTGCAGGGCTTAGAACAGGTTTTGCTTTTCCTAAAACGGATGCAAATATTCAAATGCCTAATGGTTATTTTTATGAGTACGACCAAGCAAGTAGGCAGTGGCGTGATGAAGATTCAAATGTAATAGCTGACCCAGCTGACGTGACTTCGTTGAACAGAAGATACCTTGACGTTAAGAAAGCGTTCTTGGCTGGACAAGGCAAGGATCCAGATGTGCCGTCTGCGGCAACATTAAATCTACAATCAAACACTCGTGTACAAACACCACAACCACAATCGCAGGCACCAGTAAATACAGCACCTGTGAATCCAGCACCAGTTAACCCGGCACCAGTGGCAACTAATACACCAGTGCCAACAGTTGGACCAACAGGATTTGATAATACACCTCCGCCTGATCCTAATGACCCTAACAGACCCACCAACGTAACAAACATACGTCCGAAGAAAACAACTAACGAATCTAGGAAACAATTAAAAGAAGGTGGCAATGCCATTGCTAGATCAACACCAGTAAAGCAACAAGACGTTGCAGGAGTTGTTGATCTAGCAAAAAAAGCACTGCCAGCAGAACTACTAAAAAACCTACACACTGATATAGGTTCTGCTGGCTATAAAGTACAATCAGGCGATATTGATATCATGATCGAGGCACAAGACTTGATCGATCTAACCAACACACAAGATGCTCCGGATCCTGTTAAAAAGGCCAAACAGATCCTAAAAGCACATTTTGAAAAGCAAGGCATTGAAGCCAACGCCAACGGACGCAACGTCAGCATTGGTGTTGAATATCGTGAACAAGATACAAAAGAACTTAAAATAGCACAAGTAGACGTAATGGTCATCCATGATGTCAACATTGTTGCACCTTGGCATCAACACGGTCCTCGTGGCATGTACAACGACCCAGACTTCAAAGGATCACATCTGTTTATATTGATGAACAGTATTGCTAAACATTTGAATTTAAAGTTTGATGCTTTTGCCGCAAAACTTCTCAATAGAGACACAAACGAAGTTGTAGCTAGAACACGCAAAGAAGTAGCCCGGGTTTTATTTGGTCCTAAAGCCAAAGAAAACGCCCTAGACAGCGTCAGATCTGCCTTAAAAGCACTGGAAAGTGACCCCGACAGGGAAGGTAAATTGGCACAAGCTCGTCAAGATGCTGCCAAGGGTATAATTAACTTGCCTGAAACTGTACAGCCTGGAACTGCCGCTTGGTTTAGACAAATAAGTGATGTAGTTAGATGAAACGATTTGTAGAGTACCTAGCTGAAGCAATTACAGATGGGCCACGTATTCCACACCCAGAAGATAGTATCTTGCAGGGTTCTGAACAGGCCAAGAAGTATGCCAATGCACTGACCGAAATAGTTAGAAACCCACAAGCGGCCACCATTAAATGGGATGGCGGCATTGCGCTTTTTTTCGGGCGCAATCAACAAGGACAGTTCTTTATCACAGACAAGTACATGCCTGCCAAAGGTGTGTATCCTACTAGTCCACAAGGTTGGAGAGATTACGATGTCAATCGTGGTGCCAACCGCACAAACTTATACGAAAAGATTGCGGCACTATGGCCTGGCCTAGAAGCCAGCGTTGGCAATACCACAGGCATATTCAAGGGCGACTTGATGGCCGACGGTGAGGAAATGATACCCAAGAACAACGCCTATATTTTTAAACCTACCACTGTTACCTACACTGTTCCAGCTGATTCATATCTAGGACGCCTGATGACCAACAAGGTTGCACTAATTGTGGTGCACGGATTTGCAGGTCGCCCATGGGATGGCAAAACAGGTCTTGCCAATGTCAGCAATGTGGCAGTGGTACCTCCTAATATTAACATGACTTTTGCATTGCCCAACGGAAATGCGTTACTAAGCCGGGTTGTGGGATTGCAAAGTGTAATTACAAACTATGGTACATTGGCCGACGACTTTGTTGCAGGACTAGACAATGTGGCCAGAGGATATCTAGGCACATATCTTACTCATGTGCGCACAGAACAAACCAAAGACACTATAAATGTGTGGCTTAAAACACAAGCCAACAACAAGCAGTATCAAAATTTAATTGGTGATGGTGCGTCTGGTTACATGGCACAAAACAAAGCAGGTCTAGATTCCTTGTACAAAATATGGCAGTCTATATTTGAAGTCAAGGTAGAAATTGAAGCGGCATTCGAAAGTCAAATACAGGGTTTTAATCAAACAACACCTGCAGGACCTGGTGGCGAAGGCATAGTATTTCACACCAGTTTAGGACCTATTAAACTAGTTAATCCCAACTTTGGTAAGTCACATTTTAATAAACCCCGCTAATTTTTTAAAGTTTGATAAATAATTTTATACGTGAAAGCGTAAACATTTAAAAAGGAAATTATCATGGCAGTATTTGCAAGAGTTAACGGTAAATCAGAGAATTTTGGTGCATTTGGTCGTTCATTACAAGTTTTGAACTGTGCCGCTACCAACATGACACAAACTCAAATTGACACATTAGTTCAATTGTTACAAGCAACTAACACAGTTTCTGGCATCAGCGAATTCACAGCTGGTACTACAGACGTTGTATACGTTGCAGTCGAAGGCCCAACAGTAGCTGACGCTACAATCGGCGCATTCACAGTCACAACATTGTGCACATTCGTAACTAAGTAATTTAAACTTCTTAGTTTGCAAAAGCCCTGGCAACAGGGCTTTTTTACGGCTGTAAAAATTGTCAAATAAATATTGCAATGAATAGAATAGGCATGTGGTTTATTGGTTATACCTTGATAGACATTACCAACACCGGTGTATACAGGAATGATGTGCAACTGCCTTTGACAAGGAATCAACAACGCAATTGGGAAACAGTTTTACAAGTCATTGGGCTCAGGGCACAACCATTGGATGTAGTATCGCCTACAGATCCCAGGATAGTTGCCATGAATAATCACCAGTTTGGATCGTATTACACAGGGTCGCATCGTTGTTGGAAGTTTAAATTTTATGTAGAGCATCGTGATGTATTCGGCGCTGATGCTAATCCTACAGAATTACTAGAAAAAGACATCAATGATGTACCCGTAATCACAGGATTATCTGAAAGTGCGGCATTTCCCGATCCAGTTTTCTACACAAACGGCATACTCAAAAATACCTATTTCAAGGTTTCTTCTTAAAGATGTTAAATAGTATATTGGTTGCAGGAAAACATCATGCCAAGAATTAAAAGGGAAATTATGTCTACAGACATTGAAAAGAAAAATCTTGAAGCGCACGTCGAACTTTGTGCGGAACGTTATGAAGCATTAGGAGACCGCTATATAACTCTACAAACCAGAATCGACGTATTAGGTGCCAAGGTTTCAACCCTGGAAACACATATAGTTTTTATTAGAGAAACGCTGGCAGGCGCATCAAGCAAGCAGAGTAAACAATTGATTACCATTGGTACTGCCATGATGACAGTGTTGATATCTGGTTTCATTTCCCTGCTCATTCATTTCATCAACAAACAATGAAAATTGTAGAATTAATCAACAATATACAAATGCCCGTTACCAACGAAGAGGCAGATGTTTTATCAAAGTTTGACAACGGACAAGTGGTTTTAAAATCCGAACTGGAACTTAGAGAACAGCATCTAGCCTCACAGCTGGTCAACAAAGGTGCATTAATTAGAAAAAATAATAATGGACAAATCGAATTCTCTAGACAAATTAACCGTTGAACAACTGGTTGATCAAGCGGTAGTTTACTTACGCAATTGGTCCAAAGCTGAATTATCAGCCATGATATCTGACACAAAAGACAAAGGAAAAATGCCTTTGATTGCTCGTATCGGAAAGAAAGGCTACGTGGTAGGAAACTATGCAGTGCTACCAGTTGATAATAACTGGTGGCGAGCATGCTATCGTTTCAGTGATTTTGATCATGTGTTTACTAGCAAAATGTCGGCAATTTGTTATGCAGTATGCCAACAAATGGACAAAATAATGTTGGCAGATCGTATACTAACACAAGATGCTGATGTGGGTAGACTCTCTATCAAAGCAGATCAATTTTATTTCCGCTTGGTACAAGCACAAAAGAAAAAAAATTCATTAAAAACTGACTTATTTTTAGTCAGGTACGAAGAAACAACAAATAGGCTAAACGAATCTAAATCTCAATTAGAGAAAAGTTTAAAATCGGCTAAATACTTTAAATTCTAGGAATTACTCACTATGAACCTTTCAGACATTAACCCAGTAGCATCTTCACACAAGATGAACTCCCTTATGAACACACGCTTTGGTTTTACCATTGATTATAGCCGTTTAAGCTATTCAAAGGCCATGCACCTGAGCAATACCATATCGGAAAATATTAACCGTATTAGACACAGCTATGGCGCACACACTGCCGAAAAGAATCCCAAATACATGGAACTCTTGATGGTACGTGAAAGCCTAAACAAATGGATCAGCGAAAACCGTAACCTCATGGAAGGTGAAATGGGTCGTAGCGAAGCTATTCTTGCTGCCAAGGACATGGTTGACAGTATTCAAGACATGGTAGAAAAAGTCAGCAAAATGCAAGCAGAACAATTGCCTGCACTGATTGACACTATCCGTGATCAAATGGGCATTGAGAACGCAGATCAGTTCAAGGGCAACATGGCTCAATTGCTAACTGATATTGCTGGTGCACTAAGCCAAGCAAGAGAAGCCGCAGACATGTCAGCTAGACAACTGGCTGGTGAAGCTGGTGCTGGCATGACAGGTGCAATGCCTCTTCCAGGCGCAGCTCCTGCCGGCGAGCCTAGCGACATGGACATGGACATGGGTGCCGGCGCAGAAGTTGATACATTTGCTGCCAGCGATGCCGCTGCCGGTGGTGCAGAACCAGTTGGTAGAGAAAAACGCTAATGAGAGCAAGCGAATTCCTCGCTGAATCAGACCACGCAAATCGTTCAACCAATAATTTACTTAATGTGTTAGACACTTTGCGTAATCGTTTTGGCGATGTACACGAAGAACCCAAGATCCGTGTTGACAGTTTGGTCAACATGGTTCGTGCCATTCCTGGTTCCGAGATGTTCAACATTGATTCGCTAATGTCTGCTTACGACAAGAACCCAGCTGTGAAAAACTTAATCACAAGTATTCACGATGATGATTCCCAAATCAAGCACATTTACATCAAACCCTCCATTGGTGACTACAACGACAACTTGACCATCAACAATCCGGATACAGGCACTGATTCAACAGCACGATCCAATCCAGCAAGCACAGTAGACGCAATGTCTAAACGAGCATTAAACCGCCGTACGTAACGTTTCCCGGTTGTGTTTTTGATTTGTGTATGTTAAAATACATACTAATCTATAATCAAAATAATGTTAGTTAACAAATACCAATACCAACCAATCAATCGTGAAGTAGTAAACGGAAAGAGACACTATGTGACACCTGCAGGGGACAGAGTTGCCAGTGTTACCACAATCCTGGATGCAACCAAACCAGCCGAAAGTAGAATTGCATTAGCCAACTGGCGCCGGGCAGTGGGTGAAAAGAAGGCACAAGAGATCACAACAGAAGCTGCCAACCGTGGTACCAGGATGCACACCTATCTTGAGAATCACATCAAAGGTGAGGCACTTAAAGAATCTGTATCTAACCCGTATGCCAATCAAAGTCTAATCATGGCCAAGAAAGTTATCACTTATGGCTTTCCTAACATCAACGAAGTATGGGGCAGTGAAGTTCCTTTGTTCTATCCTGAACTGTATGCTGGTACCACAGATTGTGTGGGTGTGCATGATGGTGATGAAAGCATTTTAGACTTCAAGCAAACAAACAAGCCCAAGAAGTTGGAATACATTGACGATTACTTCTTACAGCTCACAGCCTACGCACTGGCACATAATGCAGTACATGGTACCAACATTCGTAAGGGTGTTATTTTAATGTGCGTTAAACCCCCTGAGGTCTCACCTGGCGTTTGGGGCGAGCCCGAGTACCAACAGTTTATATTAGAACCACGAGACTTTGACATGTGGGCTAATCGTTGGTGGGATCGTGTGTCTGAGTACTACAGAAGCAACTAAATACAGTAGCAAAAGGTAAAATTCATGGCTGTTATACAAATTTCTCAGATTCAAGTTCGTCGAGGTTTACTACAAGATCTTGGTCAGCTGGGTGCTGGCGAATTTGGTTGGGCAGTTGACAAGTTGCGTTTATTCATTGGCAACGGAACCACTGCAGAAGGTGCACCTTATATAGGTAACACAGAAGTTCTAACAACCAATTCTGATATCACAGGTTATATTTCTGCTTACAAGTACAAAGGTACTTTAGGTGGCTACCAAGTTGCTACAGGTGTAGTACCTGTTGTTCGCAATCTGCAAGACAAGCTGGATGATGTGATCAATATCAAGGACTTTGGTGCTGCCGGTGATGGCTTCACAGATGATACCGAAGCCATACAACGTGCCATTGACGAAATTTACGGACGGCTGTCTTTGACCACTCCTGTGTACACTAGACGAACAATCAACTTCCACCCTGGCAGTTATTTAATTAGTCAGGATCTAAGAATTCCTCCCTATTGCGTTTTCCGTAACTCTGGCAAAGGCAGTGTCACAATCAGCCAAACAAATGCTTTGGCCAATTGCGTGATTAAAACCACAACCTCGTCAGGGCTAGATGCCTATTCCGGTAACACCATACCGGCCAATGCCACCATTGGACCAATCGAAATGTCCGGCATTGTGTTCCGTAGAATCGATGGTGCCCTTCCAGTGGCCTTGATTGACTCGGCCAAAGACGTATCGTTTACTCGTTGCCGCTTTGAAGGCTTTGTTGATAAACCCACATCTGTAAATTCTGGTCACAGTATTGTTATCTCCTCCAAGGCAGTTAAATCCAAGAACATTAACTTTGTTGAATGTGACTTTTACAAAGGTTCGAGTGCTGTGGTAATTGATAGCACTTTGGGTATCAACAATGTGGTATTCGATCGTTGTACCTTTTCCAATGTTTACCAGGGTATATATGCAACAAGCAATACAACATCTACCATGGGCGTCAGAGTCACAAACTCAGCATTCGATGTTGTTTCCAAACAAGGTATAGTAACAGACGCAAATGCAGATGGTGTTGTTAGTGCATTTAATGTTTACCTGAATGTTGGTAACAATTACACTGCTACGCCAGTATCGCCTGTGATTGAGTTTGCCGGTAACATCAGTTATTCGATGGCAGATGTTATTACCAGAAGTATGGAAAAAGATATTGCTATCACAGCGGTCCAACACACTGGAAATAACAGCATCAGCACCAATGCTGTCAGTGCTGTTAGATTGGGAAATGCTTACCAAACAATTGGTAAGAGTATTTTATGCAATGATGCCAGTATCAATCGTATTCCATTGACAAACAAGTATCGACAGGGTACAATCAATTACAGTGTTGAACGCGATGAAAAACTAAGAACTGGTACAATGAAATTTGCAACAAACATAATATCAGGTACTGCCGAATTCCATGACTCATATTCTGAACTGGAGCCAGTTGGAGTAGAACTATCAGTAGAGGTTAATTCTGACTCAGGCATACCTGAACCATATATAATATGCATAGCTGACAATAGCGGCATGCCATCATCATTTACATACGACATTAAATCATTAACAAACTAAAACAATTCAAACATGTGGAATCTCACGCCTACTGAAAGGCTCCACGAGTGGAAAGAGTTTCGAAATAAAATTGGTATTGCCTCAATCAATGAAGCAGTACAAGAAACTTCTCATCTCTGGAGTTACGCACCCTACGTTGCACACTACCTAGACTCAATCGAACTATCTAAATGGCCAGATCCCTGGATGTTATTACACGAAAACTACTACTGTGATCTTGCTAAATCTCTAGGAATGCTGTATACTCTATATCTAAGCCACCACTACGGAAAAGAAATAACAGATCTCGAGTTACGAGTGTATAAAAACCCAATAAATCAGGACGTACACAACACTGTATGGATCAACAAGGGAATATATATACTTAATTTCAATTTCGACACTGTCGTAAATAAAACTCAACTCCAAGAAAATTTAATACTGAAACACAGTTATTCAGTGGCAGATCTACAATTAGACGTATATTAACAAGAACATAAGGAATCAACAATCAATGACGCAAATACAAGTAATAAAAAGAAATGGCGAGAAAGTATCGCTAGACATATCAAAAATACAGAGACAGGTGGCGTTTGGTTGTAGAGACATTGATGGAGTAAGTCCATCCATGATTGAAATTAGAGCACAATTGGAATTTCACGATGGCATGACCACAGAAACAATCGATGCCTTGCTATTGCAAGCCATGGTGAGTTTGGTAGACGAAACAGAAAATCCAGAAATCAACAATGTGAATTATCAATACGTAGCTGGGCGTCAACGTCTTAGTATGTTGCGTAAAGAAGTATACGGTACATATACTCCACCCAAGTTATACAGCATTGTTAAAACCAATGTAGAAGCAGGAATGTATACTCCTGAATTGTTAAATTGGTATACTGAAGATGAATGGAACATCATTGACTTGTTCATTGACCATAACAAAGATGAAAGTTATGCATTTGCCGCTATTGCACAACTGTGCGAAAAGTATCTTGTACAAAATCGTGCCACAGGCAAGATATATGAAACACCGCAGATTCGCTATGCTATTGCGGCAGCAACAGCGTTCCACAATGAATCTGCAGACACTAGACTAAAATTAGTTAAGGAATATTATGAATGTGCAAGCGATGGTCATTTTACTCTCGCTACTCCTGTACTCGCTGGCCTCGGCACTACTACAAAACAGTTTTCTTCTTGTGTTCTCATTAGTAGCGACGATACTTTGGATAGCATATTTGCCGCCGGAGAAATGATGGCCAAATATGCCTCGAAACGTGCAGGTATTGGATTAGAAATTGGTAGAATTCGCCCCTTAGGTGCCCCGATTCGCAACGGGGAAATCAAACATACAGGCATGATTCCTTTCTTGAAGAAATGGTTTAGTGATTTAAGATCGTGTTCGCAAGGCGGCATTCGCAATGCCAGCTGTACAGTTACATTTCCAGTTTGGCACTATCAGTTTGAAGACCTTATTGTGTTAAAGAACAATCAGGGCACAGAAGAAGTTCGTGTGCGACAAATGGATTACAGTGTGGTAGTCAATGCCATGTTCTGGAATCGTTATCGCCGGGGTGAAACAATGAGCCTGTTTGATCCAGCAGAAGTTCCAGACCTGTATGAAGCCTATTACAGGGACAGCAAAGAATTTGAACGGTTATATCTACAATATGAACAAGACAAGACAAAGAAAAAGAAGGTTGTATCAGCTGATGAGATATTCAAAAATGGAATACTTAAAGAGAGAACTGATACTGGGCGCATTTATCTTGTCAACATCGACAATGTTATCAACCAGGGGCCCTTTGACACTACAGTGGATCCAATATATCAATCAAACCTATGCCAAGAGATACTTTTACCCACCCGTCCTTTCCAGAGAATTGAAGATCCAGAGGGACGAATTGCTCTTTGCACTCTTGGCAGCATAAATTGGGGATCATTCCGCAATCCTCAAGAGATGCGCAAATGCTGTCGCATCTTGGTGCGTAGCCTCAGCAACTTGTTAAACTATCAAGACTTCTTGAGTGTACAAAGTAAACTGGCCAATCAAGAGTTTGAACCTCTCGGCGTTGGCATTACCAACTTGGCCTACTGGCATGCACGTAAGAGCTTTAAGTACGGCTCTCCAGAAGCCCTGGCAGAAGTCAAACGCTGGATGGAACATCAAGCCTTCTACCTAACAGAAGCTAGTGTTGAGCTGGCACAGGAACGTGGACCATGCACTCGCAGTGAGCATACCTACTATGGCAAAGGCGTATTTCCTTGGGAGCGTAGAAAAGACGGCGTAAATGAATTAACTGACTTTACCCCAGGACTGGATTGGGAACCTTTGCGTGAACGCATGAAGAAGTACGGTATTCGCAATGCTACACTAATGGCCGTGGCACCAGTTGAGTCCAGTAGCGTTGTGTTGAATAGCACAAACGGTATTGAAATGCCAATGGAATTGATCAGTGTCAAGGAAAGCAAAGCAGGAAGTTTTGTACAAGTTGTTCCCGAATACAAACGCTTGAAGAATCGTTATCAATTGATGTGGGATCAACAGGACTGTGTTGACTACTTAAAAACATCAGCAGTACTGGCCGCTTACATCGATCAAAGCCTGAGCACAAATACATTTTATAACCCTGCTCACTTCAAAGACAGCAAAGTACCTGCAACATTGATTGCAAAGAATTTGATGTTGGCATACAAGTGGGGTTTGAAAACAATCTATTACAGTTTGATCAACAAGGTTGGTGCCAAGGCCAGTATCAATTCAAATGTTGTTCCCACTGTGTCAACAGGGTTTGTCAATGTGATTGACACACCTGTGATATATAATGAATTAGAAGAAGATTGCGAAGCATGCAAGTTATAAAATCAATAGGAAATAAATGAGTAAAGCACAATATAATTTTACCAAACCAACAAATTACCTAAAACGTAAGATGTTCTTGGATCCAGAAGGTCCTGTCACAGTTCAACGTTTTGAGGAAGTTAAGTATCCCAAGATTCAAAAGTACGAAGAACTGGCACGTGGCTTCTTTTGGGTTCCAGAAGAAATTAGTCTAACCAAAGACAAGATGGATCACAAAGAAGCCAGTGAAGCAGTTAAACATATCTTTACCAGTAACTTGTTAAGACAAACAGCCTTGGACAGTATTCAAGGTCGTGCACCATTCCAGGTGTTCGGACCTGTGTGCAGTATTCCAGAATTAGAAGCACTTATGTTGACATGGAGTTTCTTTGAAACAAGTATTCATAGCAAGAGTTACAGCCACATTATTAGAAACGTCTACGGTGTACCAAAAGATGAATTTAACAAGATACATGACACAGAAGAAATTGCCGGTATGGCATCCAACATTGGACACTACTACGAAGAATTACATATTTTAAATAGTAAAAAAGAATTAGGCGAAGATGTCTCGTTGCACGATCACAAGCGAGCCATTTGGTTGGCATTACATGCCAGTTATGCACTAGAAGCATTGCGTTTCATGGTAAGTTTTGCCACAAGTCTGGCCATGGTTGAAAACAGAATTTACATCGGCAATGGCAACATCATTAGTTTGATTCTACAAGATGAACTATTGCATTCAGAGTGGACTGCTTGGTTGATCAACAATGTGATCAAAGATGATCCGGACTTCCAACCCATTGCAGAGGAATGCCGAGATGAGGTATACAATATGTATCTAGGAGTCATCAAAGAAGAAAAAGATTGGGCAGAGTACTTGTTCAAGAAAGGTGTAGTGATTGGTTTAAATGCCGCTATACTTAAAGACTTTGTTGACTATACAGCTTATACCAAACTCAAAGATGTTGGCATCAAGTACATGGAAGATTATCCAAGAACAAATCCTATACCATGGTTCAACAAGCATATAAATATTAACAAGAAGCAAACAGCTTTGCAAGAGTCCGAAAGCACCAACTATGTTATCGGAGTCATGTCGGAAACAGTCGAGTATGACGAATTACCAGAATTATAAAATATGCTAAAAGTTTATAGTAAATCAAATTGCCCATTTTGCGATCGTGCCAAACACTTACTGACTCAAAAAGGTATAGTGTACGAAGAAGTACGTGTGGATCAAGATCCAGACGCTAGAGAATTTATCATGCAAGCCGGGCATCGCACAGTTCCACAAATCTATCTAGGAGACCAAGTATTCGTCGAAGGCGGATATCAAGGTCTTGCAAAATTAGATGACTCAGCATTTCAACAATTAAAGGAAACACTCAATGCTAATTGAAAAAACAAAATATTCAACAGACGAAATCGTATCATTCAAAACCGTAAATGGCGATGAGGTATGCGGACGCTTGGTATCGTCCAATGACGACAGATATGAAATTAATAAACCTTGTCTGGTTGTTACCAGCCAAGAAGGCATCGGTCTTATTCAAGCCATGTTTGGACTAGATCCAGACAAAGAAAATTTACTCATCAGAGATCAACATGTTATCTCCATGTGCCGCACACATGAAAAAATGAGTGAGCACTATCTCACAGTAGTTAACACTCAAGGATAATACCATGCCGGGCGTTGTTAGACAAGGAGATACTGATACCGGAGGCGGAGCCGCTTTATCGGGTGTTGATTCAGTCCTAGTTAACGGACGCCCGATTGTGGTAATTGGTACGCCGGTATCCAGGCACGGAAAAGGACCGCACAGTGGTCCAGCAACTGCCGGTGGAGTCAGCTCTGTGTTGGCCGGCAATAAACCAATAAATGTACAGGGCAACCCTGACACCTGCGGGCACACAAGAGCCAGTGCCAGCGGTGATGTAATCGCCGGCTGATTGCAAAACCTGCTTGAAAAGTAGGTAAATATACATTATGACCAAGATATTTACACCAGTGCAGGCTGTAGCCAGTGCAGGACTATTGCAAAATACCGGCTTAGGTATTTCCCCCGGCTTTACTTCTGCAGTGACATCATTTAACACTTCCGCTTTAACGCAGGCAAGTCAAACCGCATTGACCACAAATTCCAATGTTGCTGTTCGTTCGGCACTGCTTGCTGTACCAGGATATTTAACTGGTACGGTGTCTACAGCATTGAGAGACTCGGTTCCAAGTAATATATCCAGCAGTTTTAATTTCAACAACTTGATTGCAGATGTTCGCGCCCAGGCCGACCGCATCATGGTCAATGGTGCAATTGGTTTAACAGACATACTGACTCAAGTTAATGCGTTTTGTGTAAACTCATTTGATACAATGGGTGCATTCGATAGTTATAAAAATCTAAAATTCTCTGACTTCGGTCACACCATTAACAGTTACAAAGACATCATTACCAGTGGGCTTAACAGTCAATACAGCAGTGTGGTAGGCGGAACCAACAAAGAAATCACAGTTCCTTCGGGCACAATACCCAGTGGTTACACCACTCTAGTCAATGAGTTTGGTAACTTTGGCACCATGTATGATATTAGACAATTATCAAAATTGGGTGATCCAAGAACCCTGTGTTCAAATTTGATCGGTCAAGGTTTTTATTTTATTAGCCAATCACTTGTTGCTGCCGGTGTTGATGTTAGCAATATAGCCACTGCTGATCTACGTCAAGTCAATTCTGTGCTGGCCAATATCAAAGGTGTAGATCTAAATAGAATAGTGACTGTGACTAAATTTGCTCCATACAAACCTTTGGATACTTTACTTGATGCCATGGATGCCAGTCGAGTACTAAGTCCAATTGCACTAGGTGCCGCTGGCTCGTCCCTGGCTGCATTGTCAAACAAGTTGGTCAACGTGGGCGGCGAGTTTCGATCGTTTGCAGATTTGAAAAACACCTATGCATCTATAATAAGCACGGACTTGCCGCATTTGGATGGCTTGCCGAGTCTGGCACCTGCCAATTTATTCACTGGTTCTTATGCAAGATTGGGCACAGGTGTTGGGCCGTTTGGTAATCCCATCATGTCTGACATTATTGGATCTGTAAGTGGAGTTGGGTATACCAAAGATATTACCGCAATGACCACTGCACAAGCAGGAATATTAAGCACTGAGCTAGGACAAACTCTTAAAACTGCAATCATTGCCGCACAAACCGTTACTGGCAATGTAAATTATAATCAAGTGGCTGCAAATATCACTAGCGCCACTGCCGCGGTAGTCAGTTCAACAAACACAGCCGTGGTTGGATTTAGAACAGCAGGACAGACTGCTTATACAAATATGTTTAACAGGTTATTGGTTGAAAGAAAGAACCTTGCATTGACAGGAATTAATCTTGTTGAATCAGTTGGTTCTAATTCTGGAATAACTGCATTCGTCTTGGGTCTGCACAATGTACAACAGGATCCCATGATGTTACAATACGCTGAAATGATCAACAGTCTGGCATTAGACAGCGTATACGGAGAAGCAATTAAGGCCAGCATCATAGAAGGTGCCAACATTAATCAGCTGATCGACAAAGGAATTCAATCTTACACCAAGGTTGACTCAGTCGAGCGTGCCGCACAAGTACTAGCAGATCACAATTGCTAGCCGTGCCCGTCAAGAGTTGCCAAAACTCTTGATCAATTTCATTATGTGTGTTACAATAGCATTCAGTTGTAGCATTCATACCACCGTAAAGGAGATGTAATGAATTATAAGTCTTATGAATTAGAAAACCCAGAGGTCAACGTTGACCAAATCCTAAGTGTAGGATTGGCATTGGTGTTGATGTTGATTGGTATTTGGGCATCGGTATCGCTGTTGGAGTGGACCATAACCAAAAAGTTCAGCAGTATTACTGCTGTAGAACAGTCGGATGTAACAGCAAAATTTAGAGAACAGCAACTGGCCTGCCTGGCCAAAAATATCTACCATGAAGCCGGCGGAGAACCATTTGAAGGCAAAGTGGCAGTGGCACAGGTCACACTGAACCGTGCCGCCAGCAGTCAGTTTCCCAATGATGTCTGCAAGGTTGTGTATCAAAAGAACAGTTTTTATGAAAAAACAGTTTGTCAGTTTTCGTGGTACTGTGATCGAGAGAGTGCAGTTAAACCCCTAAACAAGGCAGTACATGAGGAGTGCATGATTGTGGCCAAAAAAGTATTGTTAGAAAACTTTAGATTGCCCAGTCTGCAACATGCCCTGTACTTTCATAGCACCCATATCAACCCAGGCTGGAACAGAGTGAAAATTGGTACCATTGGTGGTCACGTGTTTTATCGTTAAGGAAAAAAATGTTAAAATTTATTATTGAACCTGCTAAAAAAATATCTTTGATAGTTTGGGATTTCTTATTCAATCATTTGGGTAAACTGAGTGCACATACCTTGGGTTGGTTGACAATTATATTGTTACACTTGTCTACTGCTCCCACCCTGTTGGCAGTTTTGTTAAACAAGAGTGACCAGTTGCCATCGGTTGACATGGTATTGTTTATATGGAGTGGTTTAATTACCTTGTTCTTCAAGAGTTTGATTGAAAGAAACTTCTTGTATATTTCAACCATTAGTTTGGGCTTTGTGGCACAAACTGTGATAATGAGTTTGATTTTATTTAAATGATTAATATTACCGAATCTGCTCGACAACGAGTAACTGATATTCTATATGATGAAAATCGCAAAGACGTATATCTACGAGTATTTGTACAAGGTGGCGGTTGCTCGGGTTTTCAATATGGTTTCATGCTAGATTATGAACAAGCCGAAGACGATTTTATTTTTAAAATTGAACCATTTGGAGTATTGGTTGATGCCATGAGCATGCAATATCTAACAGGTTCAGAAATAGATTACAGAGAAGAATTAATGGGCAGTAGTTTTGTAATTAACAATCCCAATTCTTCTGGTAGTTGTGGTTGCGGAAGTAGTTTTTCTGTGTAATAATTAACTAGTGCGATAATCAACCGATTATCCAGACTTAAATACTAGGTATAAGGAGCTTTATTATGTCAAAGAGATCCATGGAAGAAGATATTAGTTTATCTGTTAATGAAGATTTAGGTGAGTTTGATATTGATGAAAATGATTTTGGATTCCTTATTGACGGAGAAGGTAATTTAAAAACAGTATTTGGGCCAAATGAATCATTTAGTGCTCCACCAGAAGCAGTGCAAAAGATACTAGATATGTTTGGAGTTAGTAGTACAGATCTAGCCATGCGATCAGGTACAACTTTACATTAAATTGTGGCTTTTTTACCACAAAAAGTGCCGAAAAAACAGGCATTTTTTGTGGTTTTTTGTGGCTTTTTTGCCACAAAATAAACGGTTGACCAGATCACCGTTTTGCGGTTATAATACATACATGAACAGTAAAACACAAACCCGTAAACGCCGTCAAGATACCAAGCATGCAGTTTACTGTATTACAAATACAGTAACCGGCCAGCAGTATGTTGGCATCACTGTATGTGGTCAGCAAGTGCGCAAAGCACTCAAAGTGCGTATCCAAAAGCACGTTCGTCGTGCAGTTACAGAAAACAAGACTTGGGCCTTGTGCGAGAGCATTCGTAACTACGGTTCTGATGCCCACGTATATGGCGTATTAGAATTGGTGCGTGGACGCAAGCCTGCCCATGCACGTGAGCGTGAACTGATCCGTGAATTTGCACCTGCTTTAAACACACACTAAGGAAACAAAATGAGTAAAATGTCAGATTTAAAAGTCCAGATTCAAGAGCTGTTGGATGCTGGGCACCAACCTCGAGAAGTTGCTGTAATGTTAGACATCCCAGTCGGCTGGGTTTACGAAACCGAAGAAGGAGTATGATATGAAGCAAGATTACACCATGTATATCTACAAAACAGATCGTCGTACCAAGACAGGCGAGCGACTGTTCAGCACTACAGTTTGGGCAAATCGTGACGAAGCGGGTATGCGTCGTGAATGCAACGAACTCTATGATTTGTATCCTGCTACCAAAGGCTGGCGCTTCGAATACCACCCTACAAAGATCACTGTTAAGAATTTGATGACAGGTAAGCCTGTGCAGATTGATCGTGATACTCCCTGGGCTTGCAACCCTGCCAGTGAAACTTTTTGGTGCATGTAAAGGTTGACATTATGGTTGCGTTATGTTACAATCAATGATTGAAGGACCATGACCATGAATGAAAAATTTAAAAGGCTTGCACTAGAAGCCGGCGGATCTACCTACCCTGAGGTAGGCGGTAAGAACCTGGAACGTTTTGCAGAACTCCTGATTCAGGAATGCGTTGATGTGGTGGCAACTACACCAACACATTGTGCAATGACACCATTCCAAGTAGGCATTGTTGAATGTACTATTAAAAAAAGTATTGAAACATTACAAAATCATTTTAAACAGGATTAAACAATGATCACTTTAACTGGACTCACTGCTAGACAACGACAATGTGCCGACTTGCTGTGGCAATCACAAACCAAACAACAGGTTGACGTCATTGTAGAACTATTTGGTGTTGACGCAATTATTGTGCGTGAACTAATCACTGCTTCTACATTAGATGAAATTGATGACACCGAAGTGGCCATGGTGTTTCTTAAAGAAATCTTTATTTAAAGGTCTAACATGAGCGATCCGTGCCAAAATGTAATTTCCACTCTTGAAGATCATTCCAGTCGGTTGGACAAAGAAGCTATTGTTCTTGTTCAAGCACAAGAAGGTAACAACGAATTCTTCGAAGGCTGTAGACTGGCATTGGATCCCATGATCACCTTTGGCATCAAGCAGGTACCAGAGCGTACAGGTGCAGATGGTCCTGGTGTAGATTGGGACTCATTTACACTCATTATCACCGGCTTCATTAACCGTACGTTTACAGGCAATCTTGCCCGCGACACACTTGCTGAATTAATGGCAAACTGCACTAACACACAATGGAACAACTGGTATCGTCGTATACTGATCAAAGATCTACGTTGTGGTGTGAGTGAAAAAACAATCAACAAGGTTGTGGAGAAGACGTATGCTAGTTATGCTATTCCTATTTTTGGGTGTCAGCTTGCTCATGATAGTGCTAATCATGAATCAAAAGTCTCAGGGAAAAAACTCATCGAGGTTAAGCTGGACGGCGTTAGGGTTATTACTATTGTATACCCTGATGGCCGTGTGGATATGTTTAGTCGTAATGGTAAAGAGTTCTCGAACTTTCCCCATGTGAAAGACCAGTTTGCCACTGTTGCCAATACCTTGCTTGAACCTTGGGTGTTCGATGGTGAGATCATGAGTGGCAGTTTTCAAGACTTGATGAAGCAGGTACATCGTAAAAGCGATGTTCAAGCCACAGATGCTGTACTCAACTTGTTTGACTGCATACCTCTTGAACACTTTGAACGAGGTGTATGGAATGCCACGCAAGAATTCCGTAGCAGTCACTTGGGTGCGTTCATGGAAGAACATCAAACTAGTTTGCCCAATGCAACCGTAGTAGGACAAGAACTGGTTGATCTAGATTCTGAAGAGGGACAAGCAAGATACCGAGAAATCAATGCTCTTGCCATTGCCGGCGGATACGAAGGTATCATGATCAAGGATCCTGCGGCTGTCTACGAATGCAAACGCAGTGTGGCATGGCTTAAACTCAAACCATTCATTGAAGTGAGTTTGACTGTGGTAGACACAGAACCGGGTACTGGGCGTAATGTGGGCAAAATGGGTGCGCTGGTATGCGAAGGTCGAGATGATGGCAAAGACATTAGAGTCAATGTTGGCAGTGGATTCACGGACCAACAGCGTGAGGATTTTTGGAACTGCCGTACAGAAGGTGAAGTGGTTGAAGTACGTGCAGATGCTGTTACACAAAATCAAGACGGAACCTATAGCCTGCGCTTCCCGAGATTCATTAGGTTCCGTGGATTTGCGGTTGGTGAGAAAATCTAATATGGATAAACAAGTGATCAAGGATATCATATATGGTGGTATCAATGAACTCATGCAGAATAAAAGATTCTACTATCGTAGTTCATCGGGCTATTACTATAGCCATTGGACCGACGAAGGTAACAAGGCCTTGGTTGAATACATTTCGCATGTGACTGCATATATATACGATGCAGAACAAACAAGTCTTGACGAACGAAGCAAAGAATTACTATTAGACACACTTAAATCATGAACGAACGAATTAGAGAACTAAAGGCTCAATGCATTGTGCGTGAACAACGAGGTACCAATGCCTTTGACAGCTACATGGTAGATCGGTTTGACACAGAAAAGTTCGCCGAGTTGATTGTGCGCGAATGTGCCGATATTGCCGATATAGCAGAACCATATAAAGCCAGTGATTTAATTAAAAAACATTTTAAATTTGAATGATGAGATTTGTTTGGTGCATTTTGTTAATGACCTTGGTTCCTATGTCTTCTGCCATGGCCTATAAAACAAAAAGAGTATGTACCAAAACAGAGGCTACATTAAAAGAGCCTGCCAAAAAAAGTTGTAAAAGATTTTTAGTTCCAGACGAAGCTAAAAAAGAAAAGAAGCCTTAAACATTTTGGAGTCAAAAATGAACAAACAATTGGAAGATTTAATGTATCACGCCGGACTTACTGCACAAGGTTGTTGGGATGAAATGGATGACTATGACCGCAAGGCCATTGAAAAGTTTGCCGAGTTGATTGTGCAAGAATGTATGAATGTTTTAGATCCGGGTGAGCATCAATTGATAGCACGTTTTCAAGCAAGGAAATGGTTAGCAGAACATTTTGGAGTTAAAGAATGCTAAAAGATAGAAGAATTTTAATTGAACAAGAGTTAACCAAGGCGCACGAACAAGCAGCCAGACTATATTTGGACATTGTTACACATGATGGAGATGTAAGTAGTCCCGAATATTATGCTCTCAGAGACAAGATTAATAGACTACAGTTTGATCTGAACATTGTAAATCAATTGATCTACAAAGGGCACAAATGAACAAACGAATTGGACAACTTGCAGAACAGGCTACCACTAGTATCAAAGATGAGTACGGCCATTGGATTGGTAGTGAACTAGATGAAGAAAAATTCGCCGAGTTGATTGTTCAGGAATGTGCTACTGTAATTGAAAAAAATCTGTTTCAGGGAATAGGATGGAACACTAGCAGGGCAGTTAAACGTCACTTTGGAATCGGAGAAGAAGAATGAATCCACTGTTTCTCGAACTTGCACAAGAAGCTGGCTTGTATGTGGATCTTAAAGGTGAACCTTGGCCCAAATGGTTAGGTGCCGAGGAATGCGAACACGCATACCAAAAGTTTGCCGAGTTATTGGTCCGAGACTGCATGTACAACTTGTACATAAACGGCTATGATGATGCCATGAATCAAATTCAACAACATTACGGAGTTAAATAATGAAAACACTAGAACTACAAGGAACAACCACAGCAGAACGCAACGAATGGTTGCGCGATCTTCTTGCTCGCGGTACCTACGATGTGACCTTTACCAAGGTCAATGGTGAATCACGTACTATGCCTTGCACTTTGCAAAAAGATAAACTGCCACCTGCACCTGTACGAGAAAGCACACGTGAAGCCAAGGTGGACTCCATGAGCGTTTGGTGCATAGACAAACAAGAATGGCGCAGTTTTCGAGTAATGAATGTGACTGAGGTACGTGCGTTGTAATGTCCGACTTGAGTAAAAGCCCCAAGCGTAACACTTTCCAAATGGAAAACTACCTCAAGCGATGCAAGGAACAGGGCAAAGAACCCAATGCGGCATATATTAGAATGTTTGAAGACGCTAATAACTTGAAGTTGACCAAAGAGGTTGATCCCGAATGGGCCAAACACAATCTAGAGCATGACCTTAGAAGCACCGACTGGATGCTAGAGAAAGTTCGTAACAGTGATGTTTACGCACAGAATCTCTATGCGGCCATGTGCAACAACACTTTCCAAGAAATAGAAATGTGGCAGATCCTGACCGACCAATCGTGGGGTTGCAGTTGGAGATATGCTGGCGGTATCATTGCCGACATGCAACGAAAAGGCGACTACATTGACTGGTACTGTAGCGGTATCCAGAGCAACCCCACAGCGGCAGAATACATGAGCATGACTGACCAAGAAAAAGAAATAGCTGACAGACTCAAGGATTATGTTGGTGAGGGCTTTGTCACAGATGAAGTCCGAGAGGATCTTAGAAAACTGGGCTGGGTAGTGCTATAAAAGGCAAAATTAGTCGTTGCATATTTTGCACAGTTATTATATAATCGTCACATGCTAACAAGTTTAGCTACAACTTAAAAGGAAAAACAAATGTCGTTTACAACATTATCAACAACACAAAACCAATTCTTGGAATCATACCTACGTGGTACAGGCCGTGCACTAAGCGCCGCCCAAGCAGATGCAACTTATGGCATCCGTAATATCCGTGCACGTATGACTGAGTTCCGTCAAGCTGGTTTGAAAGTTACCCGTGAAAAGAACACAGAAGGTCGTAGCGCCTATCGTGTTAGCTCACGTGACCTTAGTGGCAGCCGCGCCACAATCTTTGGTTGATTTTTGGTCAACCTGTCCGAAAAGGCTGCTTGGCAGCCTTTTCTCGTTTATAATTAACACATGACCACAAACGCATACATCTTTAGCTGGGACCAAGAAGGCATTGAGGCCATTGTTCCTATCACAGCCTATGAGCACTGGGATCACGCAAATCTACTAAGTATGATTGCAGGCAAACCCACAGAGCCCAATCCTTTAAATACCATAGTTAGAAACTTGTTATTGAGGGCCAAGTTCAACAGTCAACGGCATTATGAAATCTATGCCATTGATTGTGATGACGGCTTGGATGAACTGTTTTGGCGTGAGCAATGGGAAAATCACCCACAAGAAACTGCAAACATTATACGTGACCGAGGGCATAGACTCTACAGTGATAGAGCTGACAGCAAACGAGTAAAGATAACATGAAAATTAGTTTTGTATCAGACATACATCTTGAGTGCGAGTATCAAACCTTACCGGGTGGTGAGGTTCTAATCCTGGCCGGCGATATCTGCGAAGCCAAGAACTTGCTTAAAGATTTTCACACCGCAAGACCAGACAGCTATACTCCTGGTGCATTTCCATACTATGACTTTTTCTATATCGAATGTGCCAAGTATGAACGGGTATTTTATGTTATGGGTAACCATGAACACTATCATGGTAGGTTTGATCAAACCTACGACAATCTCAAACGTGTGTTACCCGCCAATGTCACACTGTTGGAAAATGAACTAGTGGAATACGGTGGCATGATATTCCTGGGTGCCACAATGTGGACCAACTGCAACAACGGTGACTCCTTGACCTATTATCATCTCAAACACAGTATGAATGACTATAGGGTGATACAGAATCACTATGTTGATCGAAATGTCTATCACAAGTTGGTTCCAGAACATACAGTTAAAACCCATGTTAAAACAATGCAGTACTTTCGTACAATTCTAAGTATGCATCGTGATAAACCTGTGTTTGTGATCACTCATCATGCACCTACCTACAAAAGCATATCCCCACAGTTTGTGGATGATACCTTGATGAATGGTGGCTATGCCAGCGACGTCAGCGAAGACATTCTAGACAACGAAAACATCAAGTATTGGGTACATGGGCACATTCATGATCCAGTGGATTATGAAGTTGGCAACTGCAGAGTAATGAGCAACCCTAAAGGCTATGCCGGTTGGGATTTAAACTTTGGTGGATTCAAACCAGACTTGACTATTGATGCCTAAGAAGATATATACCACCATGGATGCCCGATTCAAAGGGTATCCAATTTGGAAATACTACATAGCAAGACCTTTGCGTGGCTCTGGTACTGTTGGTACAGTAACTCGTTATGAATCCTATCAACTGTTTCATGCCTGGAGAGAATGGTCTTGGAGCACATGGGGTCCCAGCAAAGAGATAGGCGATTGGCTGGAAGACATCATTCATCCACACTTGGCAGTTTCGCATAACCCGTCATGGTGTTGGTTAAATGATGGCAATGACAGTAGAATTTATCTGCGTACTGATGCTGAACTAACCTTGTTCCTGTTAAAGTGGTCATGAGTGCCGATATATTTGCCCATTGGAAAAGCAGTAGGTTTATACTGGCAGACTTTGAATTGTCGGGTACTCCTGATCTTTTGGTTGTGTTAACTGATTTAAATTTTTGGACAAGGAATGTAGATGAATTACTAGATTGGTGCGATCTGTATGGTGCCAGAGTCAAAGGAATGACTGTGGAGTTTGGTACAAAAGAGCAGTTAACTATGTTTTGTTTAAGGTGGTCATGAATTCACATTTATCTTATAAACCTCATTTGGGACACGAAGTCCTTATTCATAAAAGCAAACGCCTTCGGGCCGCACAATGGTGCGAGAAAAAGTTCGGAAGGAGTTGGTCACCGCTTGACAATCGTGCCGGACTATGGACCATGATCTGGGCAGGGCATGACCGAACATTCACAGACATGACTGACTTTGACCAGTATAGATTTTGTTTTGCGGATGACCGAGATTTGATGATCTTTATGCTAGGGTGCCCGTGACAACTGAAATCAAGCTACTTGAACGCAATGCCAGCCACGTGATTGCTATTGTGCATGAAATACGCGGTTATGGTTACATACAAGGACAGGATTTTGATTTTGCCTACAGTCCTGAACGCTATGACAATTTCTCGCATGAACCGGTCATGCGGGCTCATGCAGTGTTTACATTTTACAATGATTCCTTGGCAAGTTGGTTTGCAATCAAGTATTCATAGTGTTGTATTAAAACAACACCAAGGTTGACGCCGACACAGCAAACACGTACAATACACACATAGACAGTTAAGTATCACGTAAGTCAATTATTTTTGCCAAAAACGCAAAAACTGGTTGACAAGAGGGATAAATAACTGTATAATTAGATCATACACTGTAAAAAGTGTAGTAAATTTTAGGAATTTGAAAGCAAGCAATGAAACCGTGTTCGATACATTTACAAACGCAAGCAAGCGCCAAACAGGCAGGCTTTATGCCCTCCTATTGGTCTGTGTCAAGTAATGATCGCACACCAGAGATTTGCCAGGGGTCCCGGGGGACTGTAGTGTAATAATACACAACAAAACTCCAAGGACCCCAGGACTAAACACCCTGGGGTTTTTGTTTGCCGAAAGGAATATGACAGAAATAGATGCAAAAAAGTTACGAGAGACAAAGTGGTTACAGGAGTATACCTTGACACCCGAACAGGTCAAACGCCTGATCGAGGACAAGTTTAGGCGTGCCGAAGTAATGCGCCAAGTGGCAAAAAGGCAAGAACACATCATCTTTGATGATGCTTAGTATTGCAAAGTGGTTGACAGGGAACGCGGTCCTGTGTTACACTATAAACTAACACAAAAGGGCGGCCTGTAGGATGGAACTCTTCTTGTAGAGGGAAAAATTACAGCGTATTAAAGCATTCTTTACGAACAGTCAGACTAAGTAGTTTAGAGTGCTTTAATACACACATTCGTAAGAGTGTGTTAACTGGAACGGTCCCATAATGGTATTGGAGCGGATTGCTAATCCGTCGAGTGGTGAAAGCCGCTTTCTGGGTTCAAGTCCCAGTCGTTCCGCCAGTTTTTTATGTTTGATGTAAGAGATTTGGGTGCTTGGTTGTAAATGCATAAGATAGTCCAAGCTAAGTGGTATCCCGTTATGGGGCCAGCCCGCCAGAACGTTCCGGGTGTCTCCGGATAGTGTGACCCACACGATAAGAAGTAGTGTGACAACTACGGGTGGTAGTCTTCAAACCCAAAGGCCGCTAGCAATGCGAGAACGGTCCCTGTCGGGAAGCGGGTGGAAGGAGTGTGTGATGGGTACGATAGCGTCGTATCTTGATACTCTATAATTACCGCCGGGGGATGCAGAGCATATTGAAGCACATTAAAGATAGGGTCGTAGCGGTTCTATGAACTTGAGTACATACCAAGGTAGTTAGTGTGTTT